AAACGCCTCTTGCTGGCCCGTGACTGGATTGGTAGTCAGTTGTCCGGTCGGAGATAAAGCTGCAATTCCTTGAACTTCCGCTGGATTCATGTGAACCAGCATGGAATCGCCGTAGCGTCCCTGTTGAGCTAGATTGTTAGCCATCCCCTGTAGCGGAGGCGCTGCACCACCATGCGCCATTGGGATTCCTGGAGACGGTCCATAGCCACCACCTGCTGGGAGCCTAAAATCACCATAACCCCGTCGCTGGGGCGCGGGGCGATATTTGTCCATTAGCCCCTGGTAACCAGCAGTTTGCGGCATACCTTGCCTGCCTCTACCACCCTTGCCTGGACCTCCAGGACGCTGCACATTACCCATACCCATCAGCTCACCCTCTTATTTGGTCTCAACACCAAACAACGTAAAAGTCATATCGACGGCACTCGCATACGTTTTGACCACGTCTGCCTGCCCTAAACACATGCCAATAACCGCTGTAAAAGTCGTGTTTGCTGCAACCGACTGATCATAGTAAAGAAATTGCTTATCATTATCCCCGGCACCCGCAACATTAATGCGCAGCCTGAATGTAATCGCGCTTCCTGTCCTATTGCAGGCCAGAAACGAACTAACCGTGGTCTGAGTAAGGTCTGGAACCGTGTACAGAGTCTCCTGCGTTGTAGCCGCACAATCCAACTGACCGAGAACTTTAATGATGTCACTCACGAAGCCCCCATCAACAAGAACTGAAATCGTCGCATTGCCAGAGAACTGTCTTTATCGGACTGCGTTTTTGCCAGCAAAAGATCATTCTCAACGCTCTGCAAAGCAAACTCAATGGTTCTGCGCGTCGTTTGTTCATTCTCAACATCATACGCTTCGCCCGGAACTGGCAACGGATTTGTTTTTAATGAAGCCATCAGCGTCTCCCGTCCTGTCGCATCTCAAATCGCAAATCACCCAAACGCCAGCCAAAGCCTAAGCCACTACTTTCTACCCTGACGACTGACTCCCTGGCCCTGGTGCGCAAGAAATTCTGCTCAGTGCTGCTGGTAACCGTTGCTGTCGCCAGCGTGGATAAGTCCTCCAGCGGAAACCGTTTGCCCTTTATCGTGACATCCATGGATGCACTTCCCGTATCACCGCTGAACTTGAAATCCGGGATCATCCGATTCATGAACATAAATCTACCGCCCTCATCCAACTCTACATCGCCCGATTCAACATACGCCGTCATGGCTGAGCCATCATCGTCATGGCCGGTCTCATGCCGGTAAATGTAGTTATTATCGCTAGAGGTGATAACTGAAGTCGCAAGCGGGTAATCGCGTGTACCAGCCTCGATCCACGCCCCTCTCACCAACGTACCCACCGACCACACGTTCTCAGCGTAGTTAAAGGTCACATAATTGGTGATATCAGTGTTGTCCTCACCCACAGGGTAATACCAAGTCACTTCGGAAAAATCCACATTGGTTGCTGCATGTACCTTATAGGCTTGCCCTAAATTAATATTCGCAAATACATGTTCTTTGACCGTACAAGGTATCGGCTGAACCGCGCCGTTATAGAGAAAGAATCCTCCTCGATCCATAAAATACACGCTGCCACGAGCATTCGCCGCTGCGTTGGGAGAAATCATCGAGATATTGTGGCTGAGCAAATTGAACTGAAAAATAAACGGTGAACCAATAAAGCGCATGGAATGAATGCTGTTATCAGTCCAGATCAAGATTTCCTGCCGAGTCTGCAAAGCACCGACAATCTTCGACCCTTGGTTAATGCGCACACCCCCGCTCGTATTAATGGCCGTTGGCGTCCAGTCTGCCGCTGATTCCTGGTCTGACCAACGCACAAGCATTGGGTCGATAACGCTTGAACCAATGTTGTTCACACCGAAACAAATAACATGCTGATCTACATCAGAAACCATGATCTGCAATGCAACCGTGGGCGTAGCAGAAGCCCCGCTCAACGTGCTGATATCCACAGCCCTCGCATTAGTGCCACCGCTGGTATCCCAGTAATAAACACCACCGCCGCGCACATTGGCGACCAAATCTTCGCCAAAGTTATCCTGACTCCAAAGACGCAACTGATTACCAGATGTAACCGCGCTGGAACTACCAAATGTTCCCTCATTCCACGCATTTGCACCCCAGCCTGTGCCATCAACATATGCATTCAGGCCAGTATTAATTTGATACGCCCCAACAACAGATGAACCCCCATTGCCGCTATCGCTGGAATTGGCAGTGACCTCATCACCAGATGTGTCTTTAGCCGCAAAAGTATATGTGCTGGTACTTGGAACCGAAGCAATCTGGTATTCCTGATTCAAAACATCCGCAACCACATTGCCACCCAAACTTACCGCATCCGAAAAGGTAACAAAATCATTAACTTTCGCATCATGGGCTGAATCCGTCGCGGTGATGGTTGATGAGCCATTGGTGGCTGCAAACGTGACATCTCCCGCTGACGTGGTCGAGCGAATAGGGGTGACATCATAAAAAGTCGTTCCATCAGCGACATAGAGCTTCAGATGCGTGCCAATGCCTAGATACTTTGTAGACGCCAAAGCAGCCCAGTCATGGATCGACCGACATACACCAAGAAACGCGCTAGTCGAAAACTTCTGCCAGCCGCCAATTTTTTCCGGTCTGCCTTTCCTGAAACGCACCTTATCGGAGTCAAACCAGCCCGAGCCTGCACTATATTCAGTGCCCTCTTTATTGACCCCCGGCTGGAATAATAATTTACGCAATGGCATCGTTAGCGCACCCTTCCCCCAGGCCCATAAATTCCAGCTATCCCGCCGCCCCCGGAATAGGCCGTGTGAGCGACATCGTAGCCCCCTGCTTGCCCATATTCTTCTTGCTGCTGTTGCCCGGCGGCGTATAGTTGCTGTTCCCGCATCTGTTGTGGACTAAAGCCGCCATCGCGAGCACTCTCCGCCATCCGTCGATGTTTTCCCGCACCATATGAGATACCACCGCCGCCGCCCTGCATAGATAAGCGCCTTGCTCGCGTGAGCGCAGCCTGGTGTCTCTCTTGAGGGGATGGACCTGCTCCGGCTCGCGGATCGTAGCCAGGCCCACCTAGACCACGACCACCCATATAAGGGGGCGGACCCCGACGACGACCACCCTTGCCTGGGCCGCCCATGCCGGGCTGGCGACCATACTGCTGGGGATACCCTGGCGGCGGTAGCTGAAAGTCAGGAGGCGGTTGAGGATATCCTGGTGAGGGCGACCTTACGTCAGGAAAAGGCTGAGCCATACTTGAAGGCACACCGTAACCATGAAATCGCTGGGGCGAATACTGCATCTGCCCATAACCAAAAGGCATTTGAGGCTGATTGTATGAAGACCCCGGCCCCTGAAATGGACCGCCCTTACCTGGACCGCTCGGTCGTTGTAACCCCTGACCATAGCCACCAAATCCACCCTGGAACTGAGGCTGCCCCCATCCACCCCCAAACTGCTGAGGCGGCATTCCTCTACCGCCCTTGCCTGGACCTGATGGCGTGCCGGGGCTAGGGCGATTAGGATTGTAGCCAAAGCCGTATTCATCGCCCATCCCACTTGGCGGGCGGGAGCTAGTTAATGGACCGCCCCCATTGATTCTCTGTGGTCCGCCTCCAGTCTTGCCACCTTTGCTCATAACATCATCCTTAGTATTCGCCTGTACTAATTATCTCAGCCAACTCAGTCGCTCTGTTGCCAACCTGAGTCGCCCAGCGGCTATCTAAAAATTGCCTACTGGCTTCTTCCCAATCGCCAGAACCCATTGCTTCCAATGCCTTCTTAAAGCCTCTCAACCTTGTTTGTCCAAGGTTGAAGCTGATATCCACCATCGCATCAGATCGTGCTTCATTAAGCCCTTGAAACCATGGATATTCGCGATCTAACTCCTTCGTTACCCGATCAATATCGTTCTGCAATAGATAATCGATCTCATCATCAGAAAGCCCCAATCCTCTTGCCCGACCATCATCACCAGCGTCAACATTCCTGCCAACGCCAATAGTCATAAAGTTTTGGCTGCACAGGTAGGCATGGCTCTCCACACCCTCATGCCGTCGTAACATTTCCGTCAACTTACTCATTCCTCTGCTGGCTCTTCTTCATCTTCTGCTTGTCGCGCCTTATCAACATCCCGATAGTATTCAACGATAGACAGCACTTGTCTGATGTATCGGTGAATTTGCGCCATATTGGTGCTGATATTCTCGTATCCCTTGGTCGTCAGCGAATACCAAGCATTCACCGGCGCTTCGCCAGCCCTCAAATCGTTTAAATACTCCTCCATCGTGTCCGGCGTCAGAATCTTCCATTCGACCGGAACACTCTTGATCTTCGGTGGCAATGGCGGGTGATACATCGGCGCTGGCTTCTCGATGGTCACGACCTCCACAGGGCGCACCTCCGGCGGACGAAACGTCGTGCAGCCACTGCAAATGGCTAGCAAAACCAAAACCAGTCCTTTCATCAGCCTTCTGATTCTTCATCAGACTCAACCAAAACCGTTTGTTTCGCGGTTGTTAGCTCTTCGAGTTCTTTAAAAACCCTTGCGGTGCCTCGATTAACAACCTTTTCGATTAATTTTGGCTTACGCAGAGAAAGCATATTCAGATCGTGACGAGCGAATTTTTCCCGCAACTCATCAACCTTTTCATTGGCCCGATTGCTGGAAACAGTCAACAGCTCAATACGAGCATCAGATGCCTTCTTATCCGCGATCTGCTTTTCAATTTGCGCATTCTGCGTTTCGATAGCATTTTCCAAACGCAACTGATTATCCATTGCCGTCTGTAATTGCAATGCTATAGCCATCTTTTCAGCCTCTGACTTGTCGTAATAGAGCTTGAAAGCTCCCGACAACATTACCAAAGCAAAGGCCAGCACAATAGATAATTTAAAGCCCATGGCTTTCCCCTAATTTATTTCAGTCGTTTCGCTCGCAATTTGGTCCGTGATGTCCCAAACGTTTAAATTTGCCGCAACCGTCCTGCGCTCACCATCACCCTTAAACGGATAGACCATATGTTGTAGCCAGGATGGAAACATATAGAGCTTGCCGACCTGCGGCTGCAAGGATGTCGATTGCGGTGGCCGTAACCGCTCCACATCCATCAGTGAGTTTCTGCCGTACTGAAAGGCCAGATACCCATCACAAGCGCCGCTGGAGTTATAGAGGCTATAGCTCGGCGTTCCTGCACTTGGCTGATCTAAAATCTGTTGCGGTACTTTCGTCCAGCAAGTGACTGAAATACCCATGATTGTTGAAGTACCATGATCGTGAATTGGGTTGTAATCACCTTCAAAACTATGGACTGACCACAGCTCATCAACCTCAACCTTGCGTACACCTTTGAGAATATTCGCCGTCTGCTGACTAAAATGCTTAATGTA